TCATAACCTTCTCTCTTATCTACCTTATTCTTGATAGAAAGTACGAAGGCCCAGAACTCATTTATAGTTCCTCCAAAGCCAGCTTTAACAAAGTCATCATAGTAACCCTGTAATAACCGCTGGTCTATTTCTTCGCAGGTATAATACTTACTTACATACATATTTTATAAAATTTAAGGATTAATTACTGCACGTTGACGACCCAGTAAGAATTCAGAATCGATATCCCTGAATGGTTCTCCCTCTGAACCACAGAAGGCATTCATTGGTACATCCGGATTTTCGGGGTCTACATCTCCACCGTCCTCAATATCTCCCCGTATGCAAGCATAATCAGGAAGCCTATTTACACGGAACTTTATTACCTGGCCTATACCAGGATGAGGTATTATTTTATCCCAGATATCCCCGAAGTAATCTTGAAAGCAGGTGACAAATTTGTTTCCGGTCATCGATTGAAATGCCGTTACATCATTGCCATTACCTTTCATTTCAATATGAACTCCAGAGGTACCATTGAGGATAACCAGATTACTATCAAACCAAATTCCACTGTTTGTAGTAATTGGTGTCCACCTCAGTACTAACATCTTTGCCATATACTTTATTTTTTATTCTACAAATTCTACTTTTGTATCTCGGTCTCTCTTTAGGATAACCATGAAAACCAAAGCCTCATCCTTAGCTTGAGCCGTTTGAGTATCACCTGATGGCTTATAAACTATACCGTTGATTACAAACCTATCCTGTTCCCAATTAAAATCCCAATAACCCTCCGGTGTAAGATAACCGATTTGTTCTATATAAGATTTAGAAATTAGTATTGATAAGTTTTCATCATCCAATTCTCCAGTGATAGTTGCCTTATTGATAGGCCAGTTTCTGAAAGCATTGTAGTAACATAATGCTTCGATTTGGATGTTATAATATTTAGGTATACTATCCTCAGCATGGCTGAGAAGTTGGTTAACGTTTTTTGCCCAAGTGATGGTTTGTCTACCAGCATCCCAATCTAAGAAGTCAGTGATAATCTTCTTGTATCTATCCCAAGAGCGGTTCTTTACCATTCTCCAGGGTTCTTTTGTCATAACTCGGTAAGGATTGATTTATTACCACCTTTCACAGGAGTACTTGGATTAGGTCCATCCAATACACCTGGTTGCCTTCGGTTAACTACTCGAGGAACTACTGTTCGTGATACAGCATCACAGAATGGCAGATATATTTCCAATCTTGAAGCTAACATACAAAGGTTCTTTCTTAATTCATCTATTAAGCCACCCGGTTGCATTGCTTGAGAAAGTGTTTTCCATAATGAGCTTGCAGCTTCTGCCAAGGTGTCGTAATATTGAACTTCAGTAGGCCCAGTAGTGATTTGTTTAATCCTATCACCTCGGGCAAGTTCAGGTTTAGAAGTACCATCACCGGTTTGCTCTTTGGTAGATGTAATTTGACTTAGATATTCGGAAGTACTTGTCAATAGATTAAGTATCTTCACATTAAGAAAGTCCCATGCTGCCAATTCCATTATTAATTGGTTTTCTAGTGCTTCATACCATAATTCATCAGTATATTTATCTGGTGCTATTGCATGGTTTACTAGTGGCCCAATATAATATTGCCATTTAGTGATGTATATAGATTTCTCTTCCCTGGTCATACCATCGGATATTTCTGAAGGTATGTAGTAATCGATTAAGTTATATATTGTATCGGCTAATGCCGTATGACCATAATCACAAACTACCAGAGTCTTATCTACGGTAAGGTCTAAACCGGCAGAGTTAGTTACGTGTAAGGTAACTGTATAAAAACCGGGAGTTTCATAAGAATAGGAAACATGTCTTCCACCATTGAAAACCTCTCCCTTATCATCGCCAAAGTCCCAGTCAAAAATAGATTTGGCCGGGACTTTGGATATGACTCTGAATGAAACTTCCAGACCTGACGTAACGTACAAAAAGTCTAGATTGTCTTTCATATTAGTCTGTCTTATGTAATTTTCATAGACTACCCTTTAGAAGAGGATTCAAAATCTTCCAGCAAAGCCTGCAACAGAGTCTCTACTGTATCATCTTTCTCGGCAACGATTTCATGAAGACCTGCTACCAGTTTCAGTTCTTCCAGGGAATATCCCTTTGCAAGTTTTTCAAGAGTCATGCCTTTCTTGAACTGAGCATTCAGTCTCTTATCCAACTTTTCGATGTCGGCCTCTGAATACTTTTCGATTTCTGATTTATCAGCAATGATAATCAGATGGCCAGAGGCAATTGCCTTCTGAATCTTTGGTGCACGGAATTGACGACGAGAGAGTTCCTTGTCTTCTCCTCTACAAACGGTAATACCAGTTGATTGGTCATGAAAACTGTAAGCTCTTGGTCCCACAGTTACTGTATATTTATCTTTAGCCATATTTCCTAAGATTTAAAAATGATTAAAGAGAGGATAGGTCTTTTTAGTTACCCACCCTCTCAGGGAATTTATATAGATGAAACCGGACTGCCCTTATTATTCGAGGTTAACCATCAAATATGGGTCTACGTTCATGAACTCGGGGAATCCGAATTCTGAGAACTTCTTGTCAGCAGCCAGCAATAGAGTTGCATCCTGGTACATCTTAGAGAAGCCAGTAGTCAAGCTTGCATAGATTGCCTGAGTCTGGTTAGAAACGATTCTTTCCGATTCAAGCATCAACTGACGAGCAGTAAGCTTAATCAAGGCAGCAGAGGTATCAATCAACAACAGCTGTTGGTCAGGTGTTCCCGGATGGATATAGAAGTCAGCATTCTTGGGAACCGGAGACTTCACATTCAGTGTAGCTTCGGTAGTACCAGAGTGACGGTCTTTAAATTCCGGCAAGTTCAGCATTTCGATTGCCTGGTCTTCACCACCAATCATAGTTTGGAAGTTACGTCCCATACGAGCAGCACGTACCCAAATATGCAGAAGGTCTTTGTAAGTGATACCGTTAGTTGTTTCGTATACACCGATTACCGGGGCAGACTCAGAGCCATCAGGGTTGTTACCATTGATAGCAACGTCCATAGCCAAAGTATCCAGAGCATAACCCAACTGAACACCAAAATCACGAAGGTAGATTCCCAAGACATCGAGTGAAACATAGTTACGAACTTCATCAGTAAGTTTGAAACCTTTTCCGATTTTGAAGAGGCTAACTGATTTCTGTCCGAAGCTAACATCACCCAATGGGATAGTTTCTGCCTCATTAACCTTTGCAGGGGCAGCATCCGACATGTTAACCATCGGCATGATTGCTTGCAAACCATTGATGGGTTGATCAGATGCAATGATGTTCGGATAGAACGGAGCCTGGCGCATACCCAATGTGATAGCAGCACGGATGATTTCCGGAACAATCCAACGAACATTCTGTTGAGGCATTGTAAAGATGTTCTGCATCGTGTCCACTTTTGGATTGATGCCCATCTTTTCAAAAAGTTCATCTTCTGAAATACCCCATTTACCGGTAACCAATTCTCCAAAAGTTACCTCTACAGGCTTCTTGTCCTGTGAACCGGAACGAACAGCTTCCAAGCTTCTTACCATTTCCGGCAGCTCATTCATAAAATCCTGAGCCTTCAACTTTGTAATATCTATTGTATTTTCCATAACTTCTTTTCTCTTATTTGATGAGTACTTGAATTACCTCATTTGCCTCTTCTGCAGGATTAAGGGCAATGAACTGGGATGAAGTTGCTTGTCTAGCTTTTACGAATCTATCGTTAAGCAATGTTCCATCGGGAGTTACATAGCCGGCGTCGATATTTTCGTTTGATACCCAGTTACAAATCATGTAACCTTCCATAGCTACTGTTACCTCTACCGGGAAATTTCTTTGAGGTTGATAAGCAGGGTTAACGTTATCCGTTACTGCTACACCCAAATAAACTTGAGTAGCTACATCAGTGCAAGGGTAAATCAAACCTTCTTCATTCAAAGCTACTGGCATACCCTGTACGATTTTCTCTCCAGCTTTAACATTGAAAGCCTGGTGCAATTTGTGTGACTCACTTTTGTAAATCACCGCTCTCGGGGTTCTTTCCCCAAAGAGAGTAAGTTGCTGAGGGTCGTTTACGATTTTAGTTTTTTCCATAACGCGGATTATTTATATTAGTTATTTGATTTTGTTTCGATACAAGTTATCGATTACATTCTTAGTACTCGGAGATTCTGAATTCCGTTGGGTATCAGTACCCTGGGTTCCAGTTTTACCCTTGGTATCATCCTCAGCAATTGAGGAAGCACGGTTGACGTCCTTAGAGCCACATTTTGAGCAAGTGAGAGGGAACTTCTCTTCCAAGCGAGCTTGGTAATCCTTGGTCAAGGAAATAAGAGTAGTAATACCAGTAGTCTCGGCATTGAGCATCGTAACGATTGTCTCATCTACCTTATCACCCATTAACTTCTTGTAGGTTTCTACGGCATTTTCACGGAGAGAAGCAATGTGATTCTTTCCTACGGTTGCCATTTCCTTCAAGTTAGCTACTTCGGCATTCAAGTTGGTAATCTGTTCCGTAAGAGAAGTTTTCTCTGTAGTAAGATTATCTACCGAAGTTTGCAATTCGTTTCTAGATGATACCAAAGTCTGAATGCAGGCAATTACATTTTCCTGATTCATCTCTTTACCTTCTTCCAGGGTAAGCATATTATCCCCGAAAAGGCTTTCAAGAAATTTTAGTAATTCTTCGTTCATGTTATTTTTATTTGAATGATTATCATTGGCATCATTATCATTAAAAGAACCATGAGTATCGTTCTTTTCTTGATATGATGTTAAATCTGATTTATAATCAGTAAAGAAGTATTGCTTCGATTTATCATCTCTGTATTCTTCATAAGATGCCCAAGTTCTTTTGGCAAAGGTTGGGTTAATGATTTTACCATCCGAACTAATTTTCTGGGCAAATGAATCAGCACCATGTGAAACTAGTGAGGTCTCAAGGTAACGAACAATTTCAGTAACAATTCTACGTACCATAACTCCCTTAGAGTCATAAGTACCCAGTTTCTGATAAAATTCGTTATCTTCCATTTGGGGATGGGATTTATCCCACTTAAATTGTACAGTAACCGAATTACTATGAATTGAGGGTGGCTCCATAAGAATTCCTCGAGCAATTCTTGGATTTGCCTTACCATCAATCTTCAGAATACCGTTGATACCTGCTGGTATAGTAAAGCTACCGTCTTTATAAGATTCCTGCCACATTACTTGTGATACAGCTCCAATAGCATTACCGATGTTTGTTTCATGGTCACAGTTTACTGTTTGACCAAGCAGCATCTTCATAGAAGCCTTTAGTACTCCATTTTGACCGAAGTCTGTAGGATTCCAATTTTTCGATACGATTGTTTCCGAAAGTAATCGGAACATAGGTTCGATAAACTCTTCGTCCTTAGGAGTTAATTCCGATTTGTCCAGGTTGGGATAATAAGTATTATAATCTATATCCCCTCCCCAAAATCCAAATTGAGCAATGGAATCCGGTGTAGGGTTTTTCCATTTGTAATAATTCTCTGAGAAAGCCTTGGCTCCCACTGCTTCTGGGATATACCCAGCCATAATGGTATGGCCTTGACCTATCACCATAGAATCAAGATGCTCTTTGTTTTTCTTTGTGAATTTACTCATATTGCTTTAGTATTTTGGTCTCCTCGAGAAGGAGCCGGGTTTGTCTTACCTCTTGACCTACGAGCAGATTGGTTTTTATCATCCTGCCTTTGTTTCTTCTTAGTTCCTTCTTGTGGGTCTATATTACCTCCCTTAGCAAATTGGTCCTCAAGTGAAACTCTTGGTTCTTTCTCATCAGGAGAATCATAACCCATTGCCCAAGCATATTGCTCTTGACTAATGATACCAGCCTTATACAATAAGTCAAGGTTCTGTATCTTATACTGAAGACCTTGTTGGATTTTAACTTCATCAGAAACTGTAGAAGTTCCCCAATCAATCTTCATCCCCTTATTATTAAAGCCTGCCAGACGCAGTTCTAGAGAATAAAGTCGGTCTAATACATAAGCTACAAGCATTTGGATATTTTTTAACTGGCTAATCATCTTAGACAGCATTATACCAGTTGCACCTTCACCAGTAGTAGATGATACCCCAATGATAGAGCCATTAACTCCCAACCCATTTGCTACAGATTGTTGGTTCATATTCCAAGGCTTCTCGATATTACCGAGCTCCTTAGTAGTAGAATTTAGTTTGAATTCATGGTCATCTATGTAACCAGCAACTACCCCATCCTTCATACCCTCTTTAACATTACGTTTAAGGATATTGAGTTCATGGTATAATCTGGATTCATAAGATTTGATACTCTCATTTGGCCTTTGTGGAGATTTCTGCATCTTAGCTTCTAAGAAACCAACCATACCACAAATCTCCATGATATGTTTGAAGTTAATCTTCATATCATTTTGTCCTTTGAGAGAATCCAATGCAGGCATAAATGGAGGAACTCCATAAGGTTCATCGGTATCATTGAACATACCAACATAGAAGTAGGTTTCTGGGTTAAGCTTAATGTAATCTTGTTGCTTAACAAAGAAATTTATATTCTTTTGGTAAGGAGCATACACCCCATTTAATTCACGTTTAAACTTGATATACTCTGGCTTAAGGAATAATACAGTAGCCAAACCATCAAGCTTGTCATTTGGTACGCCTTCTACAGATATTGCCCCACTTACAAGAAGTTGAACAATCATTTTGTTAACTAAACCATCTATACCAGCAGTATATCTGGTCCATCCCTTGGTGGCTTTCTTAAGATGTTCTCTCATCTTTGAAGCCTCTTCATCGGTATTATTAGGGAAAGTTACTGTATGACTGGTGTTAGCTAACTTAAACATATCTTGCAATGCGATGCCCATATCAGGATTTACTTTATATAAATCCCGAATTAAAGGTATCACATCAACACGAAAAGAGGGTTCAACTAATTTAGTCAACCCTTGTAATGATGTAATTAAGTTATCGCTATCATCGTCAACTGAAACCCTACCAGGCGAAATCGATGTGGCAGGCTTCTCCTCTTTATTAGAGGATGTACCATTCTTGGGAGGGTCCTTCTTACGTCCCCAACCCCAACTAAAATTGAAGTACTTTTTCATCTTGGTTGTACGATTACATTAGTTTTTCCTTTCCTTATGTGATTACATATTGCTTTTCCAAAGATATCATCATCGGCATATACGTCTCCTTCAAGGTCTACATCTACAGCTGAATTGTTAGCCCTATGTTTACCCATTGCAACAGGTCTACCTAAACCATCATAAATGAAGGTATAAGCTTCTTGTACAAAGAATGGGTCCTTAATGATTACGTGATCTAATCGAATATCTTCTTCCAAGTTTTCTATTATCACTGAACGATTCTTTTGGGTGGTTAACCAACCAGGGGATTTATCCATTTCAGGTCTACTTTTACCTTTTTTCTTTAGCATCTTCTGGTAGTAGTAAAGGTTAGGGTATCCTTCATCTTGAAGCTTAGAAGTTACTGATAAACCAACGTCATTGGATTCTGGAGCTATTACTGCCCAGTTAAACAACTTACCAGTATCACCAAGTAACTTAGCATAAGCTCCCACTGCCATTCTTCCCTTATATACTACTTGTTCTTCTCCTAGCTTATCCATACAAGTAAATGAAGAGTAGTCAGAAGCTCTACCAGTTGAAACGTCTGCACCAATGAAATATTCTTTATCTGATTCGGGTTCACAGAATTGTCGGTATTGACCATTAAATCTCTTCTTAATAACTGGGTAATCACTAAGGCAGTCTTCGATAGCTTTAATATCGGCTAAGTCGAAGACTGTATTACCAGATGATAAGAAGTCACCATCAATTTCTTGTGCAGTTCGTTTTGCTCCCAAAGCAGAAGACATTTGGTTATACCAATTGATATCTCGTTCTGGGTGCATTTGCCAGTATAATCGAATTGGGTTAAAAGGATTACCTCCTGCAATGGCATCTACCCAAGTTGAGTGATAGAAATTACCAACTCCATAGGGAGTGGAATTGACGATGGCAGCTCCACCAGTGGAAAGAGTAGGGAATGCAGCAGCCCAAATTTGAGCAGCCCATCTTACTACTGCTGCCTCGTCAATTACCAGAAGAGAAAGGGATTCCGAACGACCGGCTTCGGATGATGTCGGAATAGATTCAATGAATGACCCATTATCAAATTCTATCATGGAAGCAGAACCATATTCTCCAGCTCTACCGTTGATTATGGGAGTTTGAAGATACCATGGAAGATTTTTGTACATAAACTTAATCTTCTTAAGCACCTTCTTAGCGGTTGTGTCTTTGATAGAGATAATGTTTATCTTTTTGTTGGGATGGTACATCGCCAACCAAAGACAGTACATTGAAATAAGTTCTGTAATTCCTGCCTGACGGAATTTGAGAATGATATTGAATCGTTGGGCAATGAAATTGTAGAGAACAGATTTCTGAAATGGGTATAAATCGAATCTTACCTTTCCTCTTACTGGATGTATCACATAGCAAAAAAGGCTAAAAAAGAAAACATCACTAGAAACTCGGGATAAGTTTGATAACTCCTCCCGAGTTAATGTAGTTCTAGTTTCTGAGATAGTCTTTGCCATTACTTAAAAGTTATACGTTATTTGAAATTCGATGTCAGTACCCATCCCTGATTTTATCTTCGGGTAGTAAAAGGTATTGACTCCGAATTTGTAATTAAATCTCTTAGTCTTGATTGAAAGACCAGCTCCCATATCGAAGAGATTATTGAAAGGTCTGTATTTGCCATAAACGTATGGACTAAGTGATAACCTTGCAACTTTCTTTCGAGTTAATTGACCCTCATACCAATTGTAGTTGTACTTATCCAAGTCGATATTGAATAGTCTAGTTGAATAAGTTCCTGATTGTTGGTTTAGGAAACTTAGGTTCAACTGATTCTTCTTTAAGACAACTTGAACCAGGGAATCTTGTTTACTGATAACTGGCTGTCTTATGGAATCAGGAAAGAGAGTTGACTGCTTCTTGTTATCGTAAACTAAGATTTTACCTGGTTGAGTTTCTTCAGAGTACTTCTTCTCTGGTTTGAATGGTTTGTCTAAGTGGACTGTATCTGGGATTTCATTGACCGCTTGATTCAAGGAATAAACTTCTCGAGTTAGTTTGTAATTCCTGAAGCAAAGGTAAATAGTAAATCCTAGAAGTACAATGAACAAGGCCCATTTTAATTTCTTCATGGTTTTTCGATTTTAGTGAAAACTGGGTACTCACTCGTTTCCTTGTTTTCCCTTAACAATCCCTTTCTTACCTTCAGTATAGATTTCTTTTATGTTTAGCTTTCTTTCCAGAAAGCACTTTCCTAAAAAAGAAAAATATATAAAAAGAAAAAAGGGTTTTCAAACAGCTCAAAAACAGCTCAGTTTAGCTACTCTTCTTTTTGAGGCATTTCTTAAACCAAATCCCCACTTCATAAACCGAACCCTTGGCAATTGTGTACCTTGCCTTGTTAAGCCAATAGTGGTAATCCTTAAAATCCTCTTCGAAGGTATCACCATTTTTGTGAAGGTAAATTTCGAATTTATCTGGGAAACCCATAATTGCCTTGAAGTCTTCGATTCCCAAAGGGTAGCCATCGGGTCTAAATTGCCTATCTGCAGGTCTGAGAGTTAAGGGAGGTTTATCATACTCCAATCGATACACTCCTGGAAGAGTACTCATCTTTGCAGTTTTGATAGGCCACTTCTTTTCATTCTTGAAATCCCTAACCCAGAGCCTATGTATCTTTGCTACTGTGAGATTCTTCTTCTCTGGAAGCTTTCGATAATCATACATTGCCAGAGTTTTACTCATAAACGGAATTTGGTTAGTATTATTTTTCTGAGAGAATGTGAGTGGTTTAAGTAAATTTCTAGTAGTTGTTGGAGTTTTTACTCGAAATACTTCATCAAAAGCATTCAAGTATTTCTTACCAGTCTTTTTATGTACTCCAATGATGAGTAATCGCTTCCTTGACTCCTGGGAGTTTCCGTAATCTAAAACTGACCTTTCGTGAAAAACTAATTTATAGTCTTTGAATGTTTCCTCAAAGAAATCCTTGGGAAGCAGTGTTAGCAGTCTTGGTAGATTTTCTATAAGAAATATCTTAGGTTTATACTTGAGTATTGATGCAATTACTAGATTAAGACTACGGTTATCTTTTGGATTGCCTAATTCTTTTACTTTAGATAACCTCATTACTGAGGCTGCTCCACAATCGGGGCTTGATATAATTATGTCTACTTTCTCATCGAATTCTTGTAAACAAAAGCCCTTATAGAACGGTATATCTCCAAAGTTTAATTCCCATTGTTCTTCGCCCGGAGTGTGGAATACTCCCCTTATCTCTATGTTCCCTAACAAATTTTTCTTAAAAGGGAACAGGAGTGCACCCTGTCCAGCGCACACTCCCAATACCCTTAGTTTTTTCATTTCTTGTAGCTTCTCAATTTAATGTACTTAATCCAAGCAAATGGCTTACGGTCTTCCAGATAGCTCAGATTCTTATCATTATTGTGGGCTTCTTCTTCGAAACTTACATCATGATACCTTTCATTCTGTTTATCCCACTTGGCAAAGCACCTGATGATTATGTATTCGATAATATACCAGAGATAGAAGAATCCAAAAACCAGGGCCACTACCCACCAGAAGGATATATCAAAGGATAACCAGAGTATGATACCGAGTACCAAGCCCACTATACTACACTCAATCTGCTGTATCTGATGAATACACTCATGATTGATATCATCAGGTTTACACTCTTCTATTTTGTGTTTGAAGAATGAGTTATACACCAGAGTAATTGCTTTGTAACTGGGGAAAAGAAATACTTTTGCTACCCAGCTGTTAAAATGACATCTTTTCATAATTTATCTTTGAAGTTTTCGTAAGCATTTCTTAGTTTTTGGTCGTAGGCATTCTGGGCATACCCAGGACCATTGTATTTTCTGGCAAAGCCAGCCCAGTCCTTTTCTTTGAGATTACTCAAACAACCAGAGTTTTTCATGAAATAATACATGAGTTCTAGTTGATTTGCATGAGATTCCGACATCTTATGAACGAATTCGAAGACATCTTTACATTCACAGAGGTTGTGATTGAACCCACAAATCTGGAACATTCCCCAACTTGCAGACTTCAATGCACATTCTTCGTCAATTTCTTTGGCTAATTCGAGTCTCTTATACTCGTGTACACCTCCCAAGTACTTCGATTTATCCCATTTAGGGAAGAAAATCGTAGAATATCTCTTACAAAGGTAAGCTAAATCTCTGTCAGGGAATTTCTTATGTACTTCTTTGTACATAATGTGACCCTCAAAGAGGATTTGAGGCCTACCATCAGCTAAAAACCCATCTCTACCTGCTGCTTCTACCAATTGAACAGCTTTCAATAGAGCAGGTTCTAGACCTAAGCGAATAGCAAGGTCTTTAATCATTTCATTTGTTAGTTTATCCATAACTTATCAGTTTTAATGGTTCAATTTTAGTAACAAAAGTATTGCTTATAACCCATTTTTAGGATGTTTCGAGGTTCTATTATCATATATAACTTATAAAATAATGCAATATGGGCAAGAAAAATGAATGCCAGATATGTGGCAAACCAATTAATTTAGAAGAATTCGATGAAACTAGAGAGATTCCCCAACTTATGGCAAGAAAACAAGTTTGTTTTAAATGTGCTTTTTGGTTTAATCGATTAGCTTATGATAAAGAACTTGAAAAAGAGAAGAAAATTGCCGTAATTACTCCCGATTATTCCCATTGGATAACGAGAGTACCGGGAAGTATTTTAATGGTACCTTCTGCTTTTGGAGGGATTTACCAAACTAAACTCCAACCAGTCAACACTCTCGGAGTTATTGATGAAGACCAAGAGAAACTTTTCATCATACATTATAATAACATCGCTCATCAAGGCACTATACCAGAACATCTAAGAGATGCTTTTAAAGTAAACGGAATATTTCTATCTCCACAGGAATACAAAATGCTAGAGGATTACCGGGGTAATGCCTATGAATTTATTAAAAATAAAATAGATAATGCAATAAACAAAGAATAATTTCGTATATTTGCATAAAGAAAATTTCTAAATAAAATAGATATGAAAAAAGAAAAGAAAGAAATCAAAAAGCTCAAAGAAGGTGATGAAGTTATCTTCGTATTATCAGGAAGACCCCTCACAGAGAAAGTAACAGTAGAATCTATTGATAAGAAAGGTGGATTTGCAATGCTTAGTAACCGGGTAAAAGTTGCAAGAACTCTCGGTCCAGATAATACATATCCAAGATTGGATGGGCAAAAGGGGGAAGTTCTTCCTATTACGGAAGAGAATGAAAGAATATTCCTTGCATACAAGGCTTATTTCTCGATTAAGAGAAATATAGAATTCCTTGACAAGGAAATAAATAATATGAAAGATACAGATGCTTTCAATATGATAATTGAATTTGATAAGAAACTTACCAAGATTATTAACAAATACTTCAGAGAACAATGATTACAGTATTAGCTATAATTTACTTGGTATGCTTACCGTTCACGGTGTTCTTTGTAAAAGCAACATTAGAATACTTACCTCAATCACATAGGGTACATTCACTGGTATTATTTCTATCGGTCTGGTTTTTGCTACCTTTGTTTCCGATTTACCTATTATTGAAATTCATAAAACATAAACTGGTATGAGATACTTTTTTGATAGAGATGGTAATTATGCTGGGTCATCAATGCAAGGGTGGGAGGTAATACTCCTACTCTGCTTTCCCATTGTTATATTCTTATTCGTTATATTCCTTCCCTTATTTATATTGCATAAGTATGCCTCTAGAGAAGAAGATAAGAAATTCGAAGAAGAACATCCGCAAATATTAAAAGTAGATTCTAGTATTACCTGCTGGTACCCTTGGCATAGATATTCTCTTGCATATACCATCTCACTTATATTTTGGGTAATTGCAATGATTATGGCTTTGACTAATTGACCTTGACTCTAATCATAGCTTTCTTAACATACCCATTTATTTCTGTTCCTAAGGTAAGTTCTATAAGTATACCTCCTGAGAAATCAGATGGAGATAGATTACCCTTATAAAGATAGATTGTTCCTGATTGAATTGTTCCAGAGGGATTCCAAGAAGGTTGTACAGTATCTATCTTATAGTTTAGAGCCTTGTTATATTCTGGGTCCACTAATAAACCTCATATTCTTGAGCTAAATTACCATTGATATACTTGTAGGTTAGAGATTCAACCATTACTGCAGTAGTTTCTCCTGTCCCTGCAAATTCTAAATCAAGGGTGGTGATCTCCCCCCCCCTACGGAATGATACTACATTTTTCTTTTCCATGTCCTTGAAATTTATAAAGTGATTGATTGGTCTGATGAAGGCAATATGAAAGTAGACCTTAATTGCCAAGCTTGGTTAGTAAATCTATAAGCCGATATACGATCACCGGGGTAAGCTATTTCAGTATTACCATCTCGTAAATTTACTCTTATACCTTCGGATTTTTTATACTTATGGACCGAGGTATCATCTAATACAAGGAAATTAAAATAAGCTGTACTGGTACTATCAGATTGAGGTATTTGTCCTCCTTTGAAGAAAGCTGCTGAATTAGTATTCAGAGGCCAATGGATAGTAAGGGTGATATTCTGTTCCGCAGCTTGCTGCCATATAGTCACTTCTTTACGTTGGTCACCACAAGTTACTAGTAGAATTTCGGACCTTTCTGAAGAGCCGATGTTTGCTGCAGTTGCTTCAACTACAATCAGGTACCAATGAGGTGCACCTGTCATAACAGACCCATCTTTAACTGTAACCTTACTTGCAAAGGAGGGAGTGGCTCCTACTGAAGGTTGTTTGGTCATTTTCTCTCCATCACTTCGAGTCATATAAGATTGAACCATAATCGTAGTAGTAGCACCTATATTAGCTCCGACAGTACTACTTACATTTAATACTTCCAAGAAGTAAGTATAGGTGAAGTTAGGTTCTTGACTTATAGGGAAAAATATAGTTTCACCTGATTCTTTTTGCTTCATTACCAAGGAATGGGTTCTCGCTGAAGAACCAGTATTCTCTTGTAATGTAGTGAAGGTTACTTTGCAATCATTACCCTCAAAAACATATTTCACACTTACCCAAGATGGGATGGTATACCCCATATCCCAATCCACATTAGTCTTCTGCCCAGTACTCTTACCATTAATGTACTTGGTCTTATAAGAGTAGATATAGGTAGTCTTGGTATCTCCAACATTCTGACCTATTTCAAAAACAGATGCCCTGGGTGCAGCATTGGCTACTCTAAAGTTAAATTCGTTCATATCTAATAGTTTTATTGGTTTATAATTATTGCTCTCTTGATATTGTAGTCCTCTACCCATAGGATGCCTTGAGTTCTATATATTTATATAAATGCTAAATGAATATGAGAAGTACAGATTACATAAGTAAGGGAACTGCAGTAGCAAGGCTATATAAGGCAAGGGAATCCCTATTAATGGATAAGGACTGTAGGAAGGGCCTATGCTTTTACCTAAGAGGAGTAGATATCCTGGATTACCTCGAAGAGATTGGGATATGGAATCTAGATTCCTTTAGTATAGAAGTCCTATGGGCATATGAGGATTTTATAAATAGAAGTTCTCAGATGGTTATAAGAAATGCTAAAGTAGTAAAGAGAAGATTGAATACCTTGTATAGTTGGAGGGATAGCTTTGATATTAGAAGTTCATCCAAAGAGATATGGGGTATAGCAAGGGATTCTATACCTGAGATTTCTCAGAAGAATTTCTATTGGTGGGACCCAAATGATAGAGAAGTAAGAGTGAAGGCAATTGATTTAATAATTAATAAGGTAATGAAGTATGGTGAAGGTTGAGACTTTGAAGGAAGATGGGTTTGTTAGAATCCTAAGATGTAGAGAAGATAATAGGATTTGGTATCAGATGTGGCTTACCGATTTGGAGAAAGGTTGCATTGATAGGTATTTTCTTGATATGGAAGTTAAGGCTTGGTGGTTGATTAATCTTCAGAGATGGTATGTTTTCTTTTATGAGAAGAATGGTAGGAGGGTTAGAGGGGTATTAGGGAAAGATAGGACTAGGGATTTGCTTAGGAGCATTTTGTAAGAATGGCCCGGGATGGTTAATCTGTCTTGGGTCTTTTTGTGTGAGCATGTGGGCATGTGGGATTCTGGGTACCCCTTAATACGAGGAGCCAAAATTTCCTGGTACTAAAATGTGTATTTGTCCTCAAGGTACCCCTTAATGTGAGGGCTTCGAAAGTTGTGGTACTAAAAACGGGGTACGGTTACGTTAAATTTAACATTTGAAAATAAAAAGTAAGGGACAAACATTTTTATTTATCCCTTTGCTTTCTTTAGTCTTTAAATGTTTCGTTATAGTCTTTCACTATTTCTTTTAAGTCTCTATAACATTGAATTGCTAAATAAATTACACCAACAAATAAAAATATATTTAATAACATAGAATTTAATTTTTAAGTGAGTAGGGAAATATTTCCCTACTCTGATTTGTTTTTACTTCATTACTTCAAAGAGTTTTTCACTATTTCCATCCCTTTTATTAGAATTGCTTTCTTTTCTTCTTTTGTATTCTCTGATGCAATAGAATTAAATGAAAAATCATTTAAAACATAGACTTGTTTATAAAAGTCTATAAAGCCCTCAATTAGTTTTTTATCTGCATTGTTTGCAATCGTGGAAAGAAAATTGAAAGTTACATTTCTGAACTTTTTGCGTAACGATTTGATTTGCTTTTCGCTTGCACCCTCAAAAAGTTCTTTTTTATAAATTTCTGTTTTTGTCCCTAAAGACGTTTTGAAAAGTCCAGCGTTTTTTTCTTTTACGCTTTTCAATACGTCTAAAGCAATTAAACTATTAGCTTTTGCATTTGCAATTGCTTTTTCTACATTCACGTTATTAATTTGCTTTTTCATAATTAAATTGCTTGAAAGTTTTATTATTGATTATTTTTTATTACCTTTTCAAATAGACTTTCAAGACTTTTTAAACTATTCTAATAAGGTAGTATTTGTTTCATTTCTGTATTGCAAATATAAGAACTATTTTTTAATCTACAAAATTTTTAGAGAATTATTTTCTTAAAAAGTTTTAGTGAAAAATTCATTCAAATATCGCTTTGTTTTTCTCACATTGCAAAGATACGAATAATATTTTAATCTACAAATAATTTCAAGAAAAATTTTTGAGAAAATGAACATTTTTATTTTCAAAATTATTTTAGTGAAAAATTCATAAAATAGAAAATATTGTGCACTTAATATTTGCACTTAATTTTGGGGGTTCACAAGGGTAATCTTCACACGCCTTGTAGTGGGCATATATGATATGTATATGGATATTCTCCTATATAGCTTATGCCTGTCCTCTTGAGAGTGTATTATATACCTGTATATTGATAGGGCCATTAATGGACTAAGGTGATAAAGAATTAAGGCCGATTAGCTATATCCCTATTATTGCCCTCTATAAAACCCTTTGGTCCTAATTCAATAAGGCCATATAGGGACTATGGTAAGCCTATAGAGATTAGGATAGCCTATAAGGGCTTACTAAGTTAGCGTAAGTAAAAACCCAGAACCTAAGTTAGGCCTGGGGTTAGGTGTACCTAAGTTAGCGATTAGGCTTCTGCAATTTAGGCTCTCATTTGATTAGGGATTTTAAAAGGTTGATATTTTGTTCGGCATTCTCGTAAAGAGTTTCTGGTTCTTCGAGCAAGTCAATGTAATAATCAATTAGTTCTGCATGTTCTTCCTCGTCGAAGCAATCCTGATAATGTTGTAATTGAGCCAGGATTAATGGTTTGTATTTTTCCTGTTCAAGGATAAGGGTTGCACCGTAGAGTACCATGTCCAGTTCATCTACGTTATAATCGAAATATTGGTCATCGCCGCCTCTGAGCAAGTCCATTTGATTTAGGATTTCCATTAGGTCGAGTTCTAGGGATTTCTTATCGGAATAAGTATATACCCAGAGCATTTCGAGTGAAGAATCGGATATTTCCTTATAGTTGGGGTCATCCTCGGCAATTTCGAATTCATATGTATTCTGAGCATGTGACATAGGCATGGAGCCTTGAATAGAGATAATGTGATAAGGGTTTCGTGCAATGATTAAAGCAAGGATTGAGGTAGATTTTAATGTATCCATAATTTTTAAATTTTATTGATTAGTATTTTTTTTAATTTTGATATGCAAATATAAAGACTTTATTTTAATTATGCAATAACCTCAATTGCCTTGTGAGGTCCTTAATAGCCTTGAAGGTTAATTTGCCTTTATCCCTCTAAAATCCCCAGAGGCCATGAATGGAGATTGCCATTATCCTAATTTGCCTTGTAACCTTTACCTATATAATAACTAATAATATAACTAATGGCTCTTGGCAATCAAGGTACCCCTAAATCACAAAATTGTCCTAGAATACAAAAGTTAATGCTAATATAAATACTAAGCAAATTACTTACAGAGTTACTAGGAATATTACCTAAATATGCCCCTTGAAGGCCTTAAATCCTATAAACCATTTAGCCCTAAAACCTAACAAATAATTTGCCTTGATTACCAAATCCTATTACCTAATCCCAACCCAATACTTATTATATAATACATAATATAATAACTTGGTGAAGGTAATCAAGGTAAATTGTGATGGCCATTAATCGACGATGTACTAAAGCTATACTACCTACATACATAGAAGCTACATAACATATCTGTATTATATAATCCCCTACCTTCGAATTACCTTGAATGCAATCTATAATATAATACATATAAAGGGTACTCAAGGCAATCGGATTTAGGGGCCCCTAATGGTCGGATTTATTTGCCTTTTTAGGCCTTTTTGAGTTTGCCTTTAAAGTGTGTAGTAGAGCTATATGGTATAGTGGCTATATAGTGAGTTGAGTAGTGAGTTGAGTGGCTTTGTATAGTAGAGGGGTTATCACTTGCCTTGTTTGCCTAAATCCCCAAAACCCCCAGCGAGGTACCTTGATATGTATTAGGGTATATTGATTATGTATTATATGATTGGTATAATAAGAGGTATATGTGTATTAGGTATTATGTACCTTAGTTAGGATGGTAGCTTAGTTAGGCTTTGTATGATTTTTGTTATTTTGTTTGTTGGGGGAGGGAAGGTATTGGTTATAGGTATATGGTTAAGTACCTATAAAGGTGGGATAGTGATATTAGTGATAGGGTATATAGGATTAGGGTTAGGCTTTGTGATAAGAGGTATCTTATTTTGTTTGTTGGGTGGGAGTGCTTGTAGGCTTGGTATATTTTCTCATTGCGTATGAGGGTTAGGATGGTGCCTACGGATAGGATTATTCGGATTATGTGATAGAGGATATTCATGGTAGTGATATTATATCGATTATGGTTATATCTGTTAGGTTTACTTTAAGGATCTCTCTTAGCTTTAGCCTTATGTAGGTACTATGTCTAACCATTCCCATCCGATTGGATATTCGTTTATTGTTATTGTTGGTTTCATGATGTTAATTGAGTTGAGGGTTAAACATTTGTTTTGGTTGGCCTAATAGGCAGCAATGAGGATAACCTGCTTCATCGAGGATTCCCAGTATAAGATATCGATTGGTATCTCTGGGAATTTCGAAATAGAAAACTGGTTTCATGTCGCCATCTATGAATGTAAAAACTATCTGAGTGTTTTCTAGTAACCCATTTAGTTGTACATGAGAAAGGTAGTTATAAATAGCTTCCCTTTGATTTCTTGGGTTTTTATCCCATGAGATGAGCATATCGTCATACCAATTTGGATTATCGCATAGCTTTTTAAGTTGTTGTTAAATATACGGTGTCATGATTTGAAGTAATAATATAAGTCCTCGATTAGTTTATCCTGTTCTTCCCATATAGTATCTGATACTACGTATTCTGATACGAAATAGTTATAGAAAGGCCCAAATAGTATTTTTAATACTATGTCCTTGAGTTCGATATTGAGTTGTTCCTCTTCTTCGGTAGAACTGGGTTTGATTGACTGAAGTTCTGCCTTATAGGATGCCGTAACGGCATCCTTTAGGGTTTGAATATATTCTGGGTTAGTTTCCTTGAGAATACTTAATTGTGATTTTAGTTCTTTACTTATCATGGGGCTTAGCGATTATGGATATGAATCCCTGTGGATATTGAGTATAGAATATTTGATAGTTCCCTGTGGGCAAGAAGACTTGCATTATGTTTGCAAGTAAGGGATAGATTTTCCATTGGTTTTCCTCTAGAAACTTGTTCCAGTCTTCAGATTCTTCTGGATAATTACCTGATAGTTGGATATGATACTGTTCTTGGTCAGCAATAAATAAATTAGTTACTACCTGGATTTCGTCTGATTCCTTTTTATATTGGGTAATTGGGTACCAAAGTCCTTCGGTTTTCCATTTATTAAGTTGGAACAGAGACATGCCCTGTTCCAGTACGTTGAGTAATTTATATAAGTTTACCATAGTGATTATTTATTTAGTTGGTTAAATAATTCTGATACTGCAAGTTGTTGGAAGATTTCTGTTTCCCTGTGGTCTGATTCCCATTTTTCGATAGCATTGTAGATACTGGTATATTGGGATATCAGGTCCTCATCTTGTTCATCGTCTTGGATAAATTCCCGGAGATGTTTTTTGAGTCCGGTTATGATATAATCCTGATGTTCTGGGGTTAATTGAAGGATTCCGAATAAGATAGCCTCTACCTGTGAGGGTGAATAATCATAATATTGGTCGTCGGCACCCTTTGTTAAGTCCATGTGAGAAATAATGTTTTCTCTGAGATTTTCGAAGAGAACTTCCTCTGAAGCATATGTGATGATATATCCTGAGATATAAGCAGCAAAAGGTTCATCCTCTAAGTCGATTGAGTAAACCTGGATATTGGTATCTTCCTTGTTAAGGAGAAGACCATCTGAGTAATCATAAGTATAAATGGGATGAGAAGCAAGCAGTTCCCGGATGGCCTCTAAATTTTTTAATTCTTTCATAACGTGTCTATATTAAAATTATTTGAGAAATATTTCTCACTGCAAATATACAAAATTATTTCTAAACTTGTTTTTATAACTACTCTTATTTTTATAAATAGGGAGGTTCTGGGAGGTGTTTTGAGTGCCTCCCAGAGGGTTTTGTTAATATTGCCCTGTCATAGTAATGATAATGAAAAGGGATTCATCATTGAAATGTACCTGGATAGTATCTCCATATGAGTTTGACATGTAATGATGATTAGGGTTAAGTTCTTTTAATGGGTGATGTTCATCCCAATGAGAATTAATGAATTCTATCACGTATTGTTCAAAAGCATCGGATTCTCTGCAGTAGGTTTCTACCTTTTCGTCATCGTCTATAGGATAATCCCGGAATTGGAGATTGAGAGTTCCCATGTAGGATTCATCCGGATTTGAGATTTCATTAACTGATTGAGCAGTGTAACCAAAAGCATCAAGAGTTCCATCAAAGTAACCCATAATGTGATTTGAGATTTCGTTAATAGTTGTCATAAGAAATAAGTTTTGTGACCCCGTTCGAGGTCGGTTAATAATTATATTTTTATTTTTCTCTATGCAAATATAAGAATAATATTTTATTATTGCAATTATTATTGCAATTATTATTGCAATAAAGGGGGCCCAGATGTTAGTGTTTCTGAACTCCCTGGGGATATATAACTGGTTAGGAATTAGTATAACTCATCGGCCAGTATTGGTTCTTTAGGCTTATTTAATTTCTCCTTAGAACGTCTAGTAGCCCAATTCTCGTAGGGTTTGTAACTAAATGTACGCATTGTTTCATTATATGCAGCATATACCATTTGTTTACGGGATATTCTTCTCCCGTAAGTTTTCTTAAGATTAGCAAACCAATCTAGATACTCCTGTAAAGAGTTAAAAGTTTCTTTATGCCCGTCTAAATTACTTTTGGGACGGGTTTTCCATGTTGCTTCTATATAGCATTGGTGTAAGGTGATTGATATAAAGTATCTGCACCAGGTAGCACTAATGATAGTGCCCGTGGAGATTTCGATCTCCTGGGCAACTAATGGTCTAACGTTATACTTTGTCATGATATTGAGAAATTAAGTTGGAAAATCCAGTTGTTTCTATCGAGTTGATTGAATGATATGAACATCCCATCATTATCGGTGAATTCATTCATGAACCGAATTGCAGCATCCGCTAATTGTCCCTTATAGGGATTAGTATCGGCAGTTATCACGGATTCGAAAATGAAAGAATAATAGGTAGTATCATAAATTTGTACCTGGTTTATATCCAAGCAATTGAGTTTGTAATCATCCTCTAGTTTGATTAAGAGTCCCATTAGGAAATTAAGAAGATTACCCTGTTCATCAGAGTCAAGTTCAAATGTAGATTTCTTTTCTAAGAAATTGCGAACTACCTTAGTTAGTTCGTCTGCTTGATTGTAAGTTACTGAGTTCGTTTTCATATTTTTGTCTATTTTTAAAATGATATGCAAATATAAGCATTTTTATTTTTATAGAAAAATATATCTATTTTATTTTTAAGGAGGCTGAGGATGTGTATACGCTAAGAAAGGCAGTGGATTAGACTGCCTTTCAATTATTAAGGTAATTTGGGAGTTAGCAAGTATAGAGCCTCTCTTATGATTGAACTCTCCATAGGTTCTAAAGAGGGTTCCTTGTACATTAGTCCACCTTTCTTCTTTTCGTTTTCAAATACTTCATGTATGGCTTGCTTTAGTTTAGTAGCTAATACCTCTGATAACTCCTGAGATTTAAGAGAGATAAGTAACCCTTTTCGTATTTTCTCAACATCTTGGTTATTCTCAGTAATGGGTTTTGCTTCTACTAATTCTTGTATACCCGAGGAATATTCATCTAACCGTTCATATCCCAAATGTTGTAGGTCATTAATGAAGATACTGAATTCATCGTGAGTAAGTCTAGTATCAAAACCTACCCCATGGTATAGTTGTACTAAAGGTGTAAGGATTCTCCTCAATGTATTGAAATCCTTTAGGTGGTCTAATTTTATTTCGTACCTAATAGGTACCTTATATACCTTTTCACCCTTCAGTACTACTAACAGAACCATTAGTCTTGGTGGTAATCTTTTCTCGTTCATAAGCAAGTTTTTGTATTATGAGTTGTACATAGGTATTTCTTTCCTTATATATGAACATTACCGAGAGAAGTATCTCATGTTTCGGTAATATCATCTGTATGAAATTGCCTGGAGCAATTACAGTAGCTACTACTGGAGAATCCTCCTGAGAGAAATTCTCTAATATCATTTCTGCCCTCTTAATGGGTTCTGGTTTTGTTGGGTCCAAAGTTAGGACTGGAGCAGTTATACATTCCTTGATGCCCTGTGTTAAGGCATTATATAACCATTCATCTTTTATATCCTCTACTTGGAGGTTTTTCATTGTAATCATATCCTAAACCTATTTAGAGTCCATACACCCAGGATATTAGAGAATACCCATAGTTCCCAGTTTTTGTAAAAGTTATGGGGTTTACTGAATTGAGATGTTTGAAATATTATCTGATTTGGTGTTCTAGATAACATTTCTGCATGACAAGTTAATACTCCAGAAGATAATTGAGCTTTAAAAGCTTTAATAATATCTTCATCACTTTTAGTCTCTAATGAGGTAAGCAATTTAATAAATTCTACCTCTACACCTTGAGACATGTTTACATTTCTGAAGGCAAACTTTTCTTTATTTTCCATATTCGTCATTTTTAGATAAGAACTCTTGAGCTAGTTCATCTTGAGTTCTTTCGATTATGTTCTTTACTATTGTTTTATTTTCTACTCTAGCCCACATATATAGCATGCCCAATTGAGCATCCATATAGCAATCTATAAGAGAGGGGTCTTTTCTAAATACATCCCATTGTTTTACGAAATTTGTTCGAACCAAATCCCTATAACCCTGGTCTGATATGCCATCTTGGTCTATATAAGCAGATACCCTTTTCTTGACTTCTAAAAGGATTTTCTCTAAGCTTTCGGGTAATCTGAAATTTTCTGGTAAGTTATGATATACCAAAGCATTAGGTATCAATTCCTCAAAGGTAAACTGATTATCGAATAGATTTTTAGGATATCTACCTGAAAATATCAATGGTAGCTTATACCTTAGCAACGATGGTACTACGTCGTATATAGCATAATGTCTTCTATATTCTCGGTACAAGTCAAAATATAGATTCTCATCGAATATACCCGATTTCCTCATTATTGCCTGTAAAGTATTATAAGCAGCATTGATATGAGTATTACTCAATTTGAATACTAAGTTGCCATTTTTAATAGCAATGAGTTCACTACAGCATCTCTTTCGTCTAAATAATTTCATGTGATTAAAATGTAAAGTCAATGTATATTTTCCTTTTTCCCTTGAGAAATTTTTCGTGATTTGAGTCATCATACTTATGGCAAGCATAAGTCTTAGATGATTTATCATAATGGTCTCTTACCCATACTGGAGCAGTATCAGTTGGTTTTAATTTAAAGTATGTACCCTGATTAACCTTGTTAACCTGAGTCTCTTTGTAAGATGTCTTTGGTAGTTCCATATTTTTGTCTATTTTAAAATTGATATGCAAATATAATTCTTTCTTTTTAAATATGCAATATCCGGATATAACTATGGAAGCTTACTATTTCGGAGGAATTGAGATGCAAATGAGCCGTCCTCTTTCTCTTCTTCCTCAAAGTCTTCATATTGGTATAACTCTGGGTCTTCTTCGTCTGGGTCTATACGCATTTCGATTTCTCTACGTAGTTCATGATGTTCTTTAGAGAATGAAGACATAGCTCCCTTATAATCATCAGTAATTTGCATTAACTCTGCTTTATTAAGGTTAAGACCCTCTTTACTTGTATCTACTCCTTCTTGTTTAGTAGCAACTACTTCAGGTAGAGACTTAATGTCATACCTATCCTCCAATAGTTTAGCCTCTTCTGGTTTATCTAATACCCTTTGTGATTCCAATACGATTTGACGTGCCTCTTCAACAGAGATTGCATTTTGCTGTGTTACGTTGTTCTGTTGATTAAATTGGGCAAAGATATTTGTAGTACTTCCTCCAGTAAGATTACGTACTATTGATTGCAGAGATGTAGAGGATTCAAGCTTTAATTTAAGGGCCTTTCCCAGCTCGGCAGATATAAACGGTACGTATTTCCCTCCCTGAGATTCTCTTAGGATATTAACCTGATGGGCTATTTCCATACGGTCTTCTAATGCCCATGCTAGTTGTTCTCCCATTAACGCTTGAAGTAAATCTTCTGCTTTTTCTTTATCCCATATTCTAGAGCTTAATAGCCTATCTCTCATAAATACCCGTATGTAGTTAATATCTATACCCATACGGTATGAGAATGTATTGATATCATAGGTGATACCACATAATACACCATTACCCATCAGCCATTGATTAATAATGTAGTTGTGTATCTTTATCAGAAGTTCATCATTTGGGTTCTTCTGATATTCTAATGCCATTGCAGTAGTCCCCATAGGTCTTGGGAATCTTACCATTTTATTTTCCTTTTCTGACATACAAATGAGATTTTCTGATATCGGAACTTTCATCATAACCCATATACTCTAAATCGAACCTTACATACAGATTCAAAGATAGGTTATAGAAATATCCCTTATATTTTTTCTTACTCACTGATAAATTAAAAGGTTCACCAGAGATTAGGTCCCTGGTGAATACTAAATTACCTTTCCCAGTGATGGGAATATTAAGGCAAAGTTTATAATCTCCTACCTTAAATTTATTCCCATGCAGGTCTGTGATTTCCCTTGCCATAGTTTGCCTTTTTATGGTTCGTAGGTTTTTTGTCTTGTTTACTACGGTTATTGGTTATCCACTTTTGCTCTTCGATTAATTTCTGAACCTTTGGGAATAACCTTTGCCTTAAAGGAACTACCTGAGTAGCGAAAAAGGCATTCCATAATTTCTGAGTTAATGGTTCTCCTATTTTAAGTTCTGAGATTGCCCAGAATTTAGTTTCGAAATTCTTAACTATTTCCCTAAATCGGTAGTAGTATATATTGCCAGTCTTTTTATCTATCCCAATTGGGGTAGTTTGGCAATAATCTAGAAATTCTTTACCTAATTCGGATATAAACTCTTCCCTTTTAAAATCATAATTCTCTTGGTCGAGCTTAAATAATTTTACGTAATCGATTGCTTCCATATAGATTTAGTTTGTGATTATTAAACGAGGTATACTTTCATCTGTAATTTGAAATAAGTACCCTCTTACATTATCCTCATAATAAGAGGACCAATATGTTCTTCTAACTCTGAAATTATCAAGGATTGCCCCTTTGGGTACTCCAGTAATAAATAAGCAATGCTTAGGCATCATTGGAGTAATCTCAAATTTCCCATCCTTGAAATTACCATAGGTACCGTAGTCGGGCATATTACCCGTAAATCCAGTATTCTGTAATATGTCTTGAACCAGAGTAGTTTGGGGTATTTCCTTTTGGTTACATTCTATGGTTAACTTCGATTTGCCTATATATAGGTCTTTAACTATTTCTCTAAACATTTGTATACGATTATATGGGTAATACCATTTTTCTTGAAGTAAAGGTTATTCTGTGAACGTTCCTCTAACTTCTTTAATTCTCTTCGAGATTCAGTACAAATTCTATCAGATTTCCTTAACATATCTGATACATTATCCCAGATGGGTGCCATTGGTTCTACTGGCCCTGCATAGATAACCTTATGTTTAGTTTCTATTTGGGGATATTTAGATTTATACTGATATTTGCCTTTGCAATAAAGTACGTTATACTTTTCGGGTTCGTTTCTTTTTTCGTTTTCCATTTTTGTTAGGATTAATGTAATCGGATATTTCATCAAGTTGCCCTAAAAGCAATGCCTGAATGAAAAGGTTTATAGGCCTGAAAAAGAAATTCCTTACGTTATCGGTATTTATATACCAATCGTAAACGATAAAGAACTTCTTAATCTTGGAGTGCTTAAGTGAATGTTGGATTAGATAGGACTTACAACATCGTTTATGTAATTCTACCAATTCTTTGTCCTGCTTAAGCATCTCTTTATCAGAGAAGATAGTGTAATCCATTTTGTATGAATTGAGATGCCCAGGTAATTATCCCGGGCACCTGGTTAATAAAGATTTATGCAACTTGTTCTGGTTTGAGGACCTTCTTTTTAAAGTCCTCATAGGCTTTAGCCGCAGCCTTAAACTCCTTAGAGTTTGTATCTTTGATACGAGCCATTGCAAGTTCCAATCGATGGAGTTCGTTTCGAGTTTGTTGTCTCCATTTCTTCCGAGCAAGAGTATCAACTACATCGGCAGGATATACGTATTTAACTTCCCGATTAGAAATTACCTGTTCGATGATGGATGGTTTTTGTTGTTCCTTAACTTCCTTGACAACCTGTTCCTTTTTGGAAGTTTGGGTTTTGGGAGAGAGTTCTACCAATTTGGCATTGGCAAAATTAGTGGCAGCTTCTTGAGCATCTTTTACCAATTCCTTTTTAGTCTTTTTGGCCTTAGGAGCAGAAGCCTTAGCAGTCTTAGAATTTTTAATTCCTTCAAGTTGTTCGGCAACCTTAGTTGCAACCAGGTTAGTAACCTTTAATTCATTCTTTTTCATAACGTCTATATTTAAAATGTTAGTAAAATGATTAATTTCTTTTTCTGATACAAATATAAGAACTTTATTTTAAATAGAAAAATTTTATTTGAATTATTTTCTATTTGCTCGGGTTAATCGGCTAGGAAGTCGAAGATTTCTGGAGGATAGTTAATTTCATCCTCTGGATCATTTATGTAATCTTCATAATCCTCGTTATATTTATCGTAAATGTTATCTTGTGATGTATTGGGTACCTTTGTACATCTTTCAGGATATTTCTTTACGAAGTCATAGGCTTCTTGAGTAGTCATTACCTTGTCTGAGGTAAATTCGTAGGTTACATAAGAATAAGTTTCACCCAATCTAGAAACTTCATATTGCTGGTATCCAGATTTCTCAATCTTATAGATTTGATTTTCTGGAATCGTTTCTATTTCTACCCTATATTTATACCATTGCTTCTTCTCTTCTTTTGGTTTAATGCCCATGCTATCTTGAAGAGAAATTAACTTGGTTATGGGACTTTCAAAACGAGAAGGAGCAGTGCTCACTTCTACTGGATGAGTTTTATTCTCACCAATAAAGTAAATCACTGCCCCCAGGGTTACCAGGCCCAATATGAATTTAGTTTCTGAGTTCATAACCTGTAGTTTCGAATTTATTTTTAATGTTCTTTGCAAGGTATTTACCTTTTGATTCTGCTTGATGTAAACCGTTGCAGATTTCATAAGGTACATCATCATAGCGATAAACTCGATTACCTTTAAAAGCAACCCAAAGTTGTTTTTTCTTGGAGTCATAACCAAAGCCCTCAATATTAGAGGATTCGCAAGGAATCATTTCGACTCCAGTGTTCATTTCTACTGATTCTAAGTATTCGTTCTTTTCCATGTCTATATTAAAATTTTAAAAGTGTTAGTTCTGGGTGGAATTTGAGATTTGCCCTCTGGAATATTGCCCAAGTACCAAGTACTCCCTGAGAATTAGTATGTACCCATTCATCTTCCATTCTGAACAATATGTGAGAGCATACCAGCATTTGGTATTCACTTAGCATATTTATCAGTTGAGGGGTATTCTCGATTTCCACGTATAATTCAATGTGCTCATCTAGTGCTCGAATTATTTCGTCATCCTCAATCTGAAGGAGTTTTTTGATTAAGTCTTGGGCAATATCATTCCCATTTTTAACATCCTCTTTGATTGAGTTGAGTGATTCAATCTGAATACCAGCAATGAGCTTTACGATGTCTTTTGTTTCCTTGTCCATAATTAAATTTTCTTTATATGCAAATATACTAAAATTATTTTATATAAAATACTCTTTTAATAAATACGGAGGTAAGTGTTAGCGGTTCTTGATTTCTTCCATCTTTTCCTTTATTGAGTCTGGAAATATAGCATCGTTTACCCATCTTAGGAAGAATTTAGAAGGCTTCTTTTCGGGACTTAAAAGCAATTGTCTCTGTTCAGTAGAGAACTTAATCCTTTCGGATTCTAACATATACTTGGGAAGTTTAGTGAATTCTGCCTGAGAGAAGGAGATTACGTTTTTACCAACTTGGGCCCTTAATGGTTTCTTCCTTTCCTTATAGAGATAGGGGATAATCTTTTTCGAGGGTCCCCCAAGAATGCTAAAACCAAAGATTACCATTGGGTCAAATCTATCTGCTTTTGGGTCCTTAGCTCGTTTGATACATCTTGCCATCCAAGAGAATGAATTTGGATATTGCTTATTGTCCGTTGCTTCTCCAACATCTTTTTTATTGAACTCAAATCCGGGAAAGTGAAATAGAAAGTCCTCAGTAAGGATAAATACAAATCCCAATCCCCTAAGATATTTAATAATATCTTGTTGGCTTTTACCCTCTTCAATCATTTTTTCTACATCTGCAAGAATATCCTCCCTTGGTGATTCCAATTCCTTAGTTGTAGACCCTGCAGGTCTTCCTCTGCCCACATTAGGTGCCTTAGCAGGCAATGTACCAGATAACCTATCTAAGTATTCTTTGAAGTTATCAATATCTTGTTTATTAGTAAGAGTTACTTCCACTCTTATGGGACCGTTATGCTGTACCTTTGGACCTGAATTCATCTCGGTATAAGCATCTACCAACCTATCTGATAAGGGAGTACCATTCTCTGATAGTGTAGTGATTCTAAGTTTTGGTTTATATACTTCTTGTTCCATTTTCGACTTAATTAGAAAATAAAAGGCCTGAACAATTTTTATATTGCCAGGCCTTCTACCATTATTAACGAATACTCAAAAATATGATAAGTAAAAGTAAAAAGTGCTCTTATTAATCTTCTTCTTTAGCGGCCTTCTTTTTCTTCTTGTCTTTGGCCTTCTTATCTTTCTTATCGGAAGCCGGTTTTTCTTTTACCTTTTCTTCCTTCTTTTTCTTAGTTTCCTTTTCCTCCTTTGGAGCCTTACCTGAAGCAAGTTTTCTTTGCTCCATACGATATTTTTTCTTCTCAGCCGAAGTCATTTCTCTGCCATCGATGAGAGGATAATCGTATTTGGTAGCTGTTCTACCACCATTTCCTTTCTTTCCCTTTTTCTCTTTGGCAGCCTTCTTCTCATCTTTTTCCTTCTTCTCTTTTTCCTTGAGTTTTACCAATTTCTTGTTGTTCTCTTGGTCAGCTTCAGGATAGGCAGCAGCAACTTTGTCTCTTTCCTTATTGAGCTTGTTTACAAGTTCGGTAACCTTTTTACCATGTTTCTTGTCTTTGGTCCAATCCTTAGTAGGGTCCAACTTGTTCTCTTTAAGGTAAGCATCCAAAGCTTTCTTAGCCTTTGTGAGTTCCGGAGTCTTGGATTCCGATTTACTCTTCTTTTCGTCTTTCTTAGCCATTTTCATTTATATTAGGTGAATAATTGAATTTCCTATTTACATAATACCATAGTTATACCTTCCTAATTTGGGTTGGGATTTCTTTAATTTCTAGGATTTCTAAACTGCATTGTTTTAAAACTGCCTCGAGTTGAAGTATATCTTCTACCTCTTTCTGAGATAAGTCCGTAAAAGTTTGTTCAAAAGTTTCTTTCTGTTCCCCCCTTATAAAATTAAATTGGGCAACAATATAAGTCCCATGAAGTTTTTTATTCAGGGCTCCTTTAAGAGATATGAGTTTTCTTTTCAGATAATTACTCTTCAACCTATGGTATTGGTATTCGCCTTTCTTACCCTTACTAAGAGCTACCTTTTTAAGGTACGAAACATAATCTAATTCTCTGAGAGTTTGATTAATGTTTCCCACTAATAATCTTAAGTCTTTTTCCATTTGGGTCTTTGCATTACTTGGTTAGATACTTCCTGAGTTTCTTCTGATAGCATTTCTCTTGCCTCATTTATTATATTGATGGCAAGTTCCCTTTCATCTGGTCCCAGGTTTAATTCTTTATCTTCTAGTACATCAGTATAAGTATTTATTAGATTATCCAATGCAAGTATTCGAATGTTCTTTCGAATTGCTAATTTCTCTTCTTCCATGGGTATAAAAAATTAAAGCCCACTACCTTCACAGGCAATGAGCTTTTGGCTGAACAACGTCCTAAGTGTAGATGTTATTCATATGAACTTAAACTCTAAATTTATATAGCAGACATATGGGATAGTAGTTAGTAAGTTAGAGTTTAATCATCTGATTCTTCCTCTTCTTCTTCTTCCTTAGCCTTTTTGTTTTTCGGAGAACAAATAACGCCATGTCCTTTCTTAGACTTAACGGTAAGAGTTCCCGGAACGAATGAAACTGAAGTTGATACCGGTTTGCCATCCGTAACCAATACAGAAGTAACCACTACACCCTGATAGCCTTCCTTGTTCTTAACGGCATAACCAAAGTTCATTACCTTGGATTTGTCGTTAATGGAAATAACGTCGATTTGCTTGCTGTTAGTGCGTTGTTCAGCCGGCCGATTCTTGAGTGCCTCTTGACGAGCTTTACGTTTAGCTTCTTTTTCGGGGTCTTTTTCCTTATCCCCTTTCTTCTTGGAATCTGATTTCTTTGTTGCCATAATTTTTAATGTTTTATAAGTTAATGGTTATTATAAGTAAACTTCTACGTTTATTAATAGTTGATAGTAAAGGTAGGGAAATTTCCCTACCTTCTTTTAAATCTTGAATACGGTTACCAGATTACTTTTTCCCTTTCTTGCCTTTACCTTTGGCTTCTTTCTTTGCCGGCAATTTGAGACCGAGTTCTTTGGCAATTGCTTTACGGAGTTTTTCGATGTCGTCTTCATCATAATCGTCTGGGTCAGTTTCAAGATCTTTGTCGTCGCAGACATCCTCAAGTTCTTCGAAGTCCATTTCGGCAAGTTCTTCACCGGTCAGTTCTTCCTCTTCTTCTTCCTCTTCGGAATCATCATCATCATCATCATCATCATCATCATCATCATCATCATCATCATCTGATTCTTCCTCTTCTTCTTCCTCTTCGGAATCATCATCATCATCATCATCATCATCATCTGATTCTTCCTCTTCTTCTTCCTCTTCGGAATCATCATCATCATCATCATCATCATCTGATTCTTCCTCTTCTTCTTCTTCCTTGTCATCGGATTCAGAACCAAAAAGGTCTTCGGCTTCTTCGGCAGAAAGCATGATAGGAGCAGGGATAATCTTTACTGAGCCGTCTTCGTACTTAATGATGATTGCACCATTGATTTCTGTTCTGGAAACTTCTTTCAGTTCCACTTCTTTTTTCTTCTTAGCCATTTTCGTAATGTTTAAGTTGGTTAATAATTTATTTATATCACTCTGTTATAAGTTTCTTTACCAGTATGGATTTCTGAGTATACCCAGATTTTACTAATTCCTCCTGAGCAATATTGAATTGTTTTATCTCATCTAGAGTTGTCTTTAATTCTAATTGAGATTCAATTGTTATTGCCTGAGAGGCAAGTTCCTTGTCACCTTGATAAGTGACTATCTTAAACTTCTTACCTGCAAATGGGTTTGCTGGTTGATGTGCTGTGATTTTAAAACCTTCGTTATTATTCATTGCTATATTTAATTTTAGTTATCCCAGGAATACCCACCTTCCCAAATACTTCGGTATAGGATTTGTATTTCCCTTTTATCATTGTTTTATAGTTATCGGATAATCGAATTGGGTAGACCCATATTTTATTTTCTATCATCCTATTTGTCATTATATAAACATAAGACCTTCTAAGTTTAATACTCTCTAATGGAACAAACCCTTGAAATAATAGAGACTTCTTAATAAACCTTTCTTTAGGCAAATACCCTAAAAATTTAAGTGATGCCTCATCGAATATTTCAAGCATATCCCTTTGTGCTTTGATAAATAGTACCTTTTGTATTGGGATGTTCATCTTCTTTCTTAAATATAAAGCCAATGAACTTACCAATGGAGGATACTGCAGGAATAACAGATTGAATTTATGTTTCTCCTCTTGACTCAGCCTGTTGTAAATCCTGTAGGATAGCAAGATTGATTTGTAATCTCTTTTGCCTTGTATACTTGGGAGATATGCCTTGCCGTTGTCCATAGAGTTTGATTGAGTACCTTTCATTGAATTCCTTTTTTCCTTTAGACTTAAAGACTCGGTGCATTTGTACCATAAATCTTCTTCGTCGGTGTTTATCTATGTGATATTCATCGGGCATTATGAACTTCCTTGCTTTTACGAATTTACCCTTAAACCAGAATTTAGTACTACCCTTTTTAAGAAGTTTACCATTCATATCGGATAATTCTCTAATGCCTTGTTTTATAAGTTTCCTCCCAGATATTATATGGATATATTGAAGAACATCTACACCATAAAGATAAACTAAGGTAACCTTTACTTGATGTCTAGTAAAGTATGGTATACCGGTTAGATGTTTCCTATATAATTTCTTTTCAGTAACAATCTTATTGGTAGTATCTGGTCTCCAAGTCCATATATAATATCTATCTGGTCGTATGGGTCCATTGTTACTTTCCTTTAGCTTTACCATTTATATTCCTCTTTGCCATTCTATACCAAAGATTGATAGATTTCTCATTTGCTTCGGGGAATTTCTTTTTCATTCTCCGAATAACTCTATCAAGTTCAAAACCTTTTGCAGTTAATTCGAATACATAAGATTTCTTTGTACCCTTGATAAGATTAAATTCATCCCTCTCTCTTGGTGGTTTCTTTTCTCGAGGTTTCTTTATTCCGGGAACTCGTTTTGTTCTCCTTTGCCCATTTTCCCCCTCTTCTCCGAGAAACCCAAGCCTTAGTCGAGAATTCCTTAATGGGTCATCTTTTGAATACCCAATAGTTTCCAATTGCTTATCCATCCAATCGTCATATTTATCAATTAACGATTTATCGGGCTTCTCTTCTGATACATTGATATAATGTAATAAGTCAAATACCCCAGCAGAACAAGCATCAGGGAAAGGCATCCCTAATATGATAGCCTTTCTCTTTAAATCCTTATAAGTCATGTTTCTCCCAGAAGCACCAAGGAAATTTGATTTCTCCTTGGATGGAGCTTTCATGTCTTTTCTACTCTTTTTTGCCATATCATTAATATTTTAAAGTATTCATTTATTTTCTTTGCAAATATAAGAATAAATAATTTAATCTTATCTTATTTCTCTATTTATTTTT